CACATCAGTATCACTCCCCAAGCTTTTGGCGAACGCTACGCAGGAACCCAAACCCTGCGTAGCCGAGAGCCACTCATGTCAGACCGTGAAGCTCCGAAAGAAAACTCCGGAATATCATCCTCGATCCGACTGCCCCACCACCGTAAGTAATTATATCGATCGAGCGCTGGGATCTCGAACCCCTTTGCTCGTCTTCGATCTCTTACGGAAACCATGATGCAGCGAAGCTCATCTCGTTGGTAGTCACGATGTTCTCGTGATTCGAGATGGATGTTTCTCGGTTGTACGGAAAAAATTCCGTAGCCGAGCTTCTTGTTGGAGGTAAACATGAAGGGGTTGATCCCATGAAATTGGGAAACGTCTTCACATCTACCATGCAACAATTGCTGTATCGCCCCGCTTTGAATATGGCGGTAATGGCGATCACCTGCGCGATTAGCGCAGGCCACCATTGATGCAACGCATTCCGGATTCATTATTTCCGGAGAGTTCTTCACTCTATAATAGAGTGGCGTTACATCACACCCCAGATGGTAGTACCCCCCGCAACTTTCGCGGAATGCCTGGGCACCAGTGAATGACTTCGCGGTATTAACCGTGAAGCCTAGGGAGGATAGTATGTGGGTGACATGATGCGTTAGACGAGAGTCTACACATATGTCGTCTCCAAACACAGCAGCGGGCTTAAACACCCGCTCACCACTACGACTGTAGGGATCTGTCAGAAATGAGAAGCTGACAAATCGATCTACGTCGGCAAATAGCGGTAAGCAAGGTGACATCTCGTCACCCGCCGCCATCCCACGTGCATGCTGCATCGCGGCAAGCACAACAACAGCGGAGAAGATGATGCTCTGCACTGGAAAGCATAGTGCAGAACCCATCGGGGCGAATTTCTTCACCTCCCGCACGTCGCCGTTTGGAAGCCGGACCTTGCTGGTCCGCGTCCCTAAGAGGTAGTACAGTAGTCTTCCGGAGAAGATTTTCCGCACCAATTCCAAGGAGACGCTGTCACTAGCAGACGAAAGGTCTATCGTGTCTATCCCACCGGTTGCAGAGCCGTATTCGGCTAGCTTCCGGTTTCGGGATTGATCGTTGATATCGACGATCCGTCGAATGATAGCCCTCTTCATTA